GTCGTAACCTCTTCTGAATCCTGTGAATCCTAAGTTTAAAGCCATTTCTTCGTCATTGTCAAATAAACCATAAGAAGTACCACCTGCTCCGTAAGAGTTTTGTGCTGCTAACATATCGTCAATGTCAAATCCAAATTGTCTGTTAAGGAAAATAACGTTTTCCTCAATAGAACCTTGCTTATCTAATCTACTGATTATAGAATCGAAGTCTGCTAGGGCTACTGGGTTTCCACCATCCCAAACATTTCCTCTTAATCCTACTACGTAGAATATACCATCTGAACCAGCTCCTGGGTCAGCAGCACCACCGGCACTACCTAAGATAGCAGCAGCTCCAGAGTTTTGCTCTGCAGGTACAGCTTCAATCATTGCTGTTTCTAAATAGTCATCGAATCTTAATCTTGTTTCGTGCTCAGACTTTAAGTACCATAGGTAACCAGTTGCGCCATCTTCAGTAGTGATTTCAACCCAACCAATTTGAGCCATATCAGAACCAGATACTGTGTAAGTATCTTTAATGATAATAGGCTTGTTGTCGAAGATGAAGTCATTAGCTTCTAATGAACCAACCATTCCTGCTGTTCCTTTTCTAAATTCTGAACCGTAAATGAATACTGTAACGTCTGCGTTACCGACTCCAGTACCTGTAGTTACTAAACCACCTGCTTCATAAAAGTCAGCTGTAAACTGTCCTCTACCACCACCGGCATTATTAACTGCACTTACAACCGCTTTGTTAACTCCAGAACCATCGTTTTGAACAATTACAATAGTTTGTCCTACTCTGATTACTTGTTGAGCTGCTGCTGGGTCTAGCGCATCATTTACCTGAAATACAACTTGGTCATTACCACCTGTCGCAGCGGCACAACCTACTTGTGTATATTTCGTGTGTAACCTACCTTGCTCTGCCCATTTAATAAGGTCTGAGTTTGTAGGCATTTCTGCTCCTACCATTCTAAGGAATGAGGAGATTGTTCTATTACCATATCTTTCGAATTCTTTTTCGTAAGTATCTGGTAAGTACTGATTCAACCAATTGAAATCTGCATTAGTTAAATAGTTTTCCGGTGTTGGAGTTCTTTCTGAACTCGGTGTCAAAGCAAACCCTGGGGTTGCTAATACTTGTCCTGCCATAATATTATTATTTATTTATTTAAATTATTAACTTCTTTTAATACTCTTAATTTTTAGTCCACGACTCGAAGGTTGTGAAACTGATTTTACTTGAAGTCCTGATTTTGTAGTAACCTCTGGTGCAGTACGCTCACTCATGTTTATGTTTTTCGTTTTACGTATTACATCATCTGTTGCCTGCGATTTGCCTTGTTCATAAAAGAACTGAGCAAACTTCTCAGGATTCATTGCAATTGCTAAAGAGCGGTGGTATCCTTCTGCATCTTTTAAATACCCATTAGAATCCAAAAATTTATTTACAAAATTAAGTGGAGTCTCTTGAGCTTTTTTAAGTTCAGAAGCACTGCCTGGAGTATAAACTACATCATTATCACCTACATTGAATTTAAAACCTTTAAACTCGGTGCTAAATATTTCGTCGCTTTTTTTGACGAACCATTGTCTTTTATGATTTGCTTGCTCCTCTTGAGTTTTAGCTGACTCAAGATATTGCCTATATTCAATCAGTTCATTATTATCAGCATTGGCAGAACTTTCCCTTGACTCAAGGGGCTGTTTGTATGTCTCTTGCTGTTGTTTAAGAAACTTTTTTGCTTTGGCAATTTCTTTTTTCTTTGCTAATTTTATTTTCTTAATCTCGTTTGGTTCATGTATTTCTTCATCAAAAACAAAATCTTCCATTAGAAGATCTATATCTTCAGAATCTAAACCTTCTTCTGTTATAGAATAATATTCTTTTAGCAAAGCATCTGGACTTAAATCAGAATAATCTTTTTGCAATTTTGCAAAATCATTAAAACCACGTCCAGTTTCTTTTTTATACTTTAGGTAAGCGGCAACGTCTTCTGGAAGCGGTTCGCTTTCCTCACGCTTGCTAACTAATTCATCAATAGAATTAATTTCCTTACCGTATCTTTTTCCAATATATGAAAGAACTTCGTCTTCATTTAATTCAGGTTGAGCTTCCAGCTGTGGAGGTTGTTCTTCAACTACCTCTTCAACAGGAGTTTCTTCCTGTGTATTATCTTCTTTAACCTCAACTTCTGCTTCGGGCTCTACTGCCTTTACCTCTATTGATTCCTGTTCAGTCTCTGACTGTTGTTTCTCCTCATGCTTATCAAGGAGTTCTTGCTCTATTTGCTGAGTTGATTTTTCATCAGCCGTTACTTCTCTTACTTTAATATCCATTTGATTTGATTTAATTTATATGCAAAGTTACGCAAAATTTAAACACATTATCTTGGTTCAAATTCAGATAAGTCGAAACCATCTAAACTATCCTCGTTAGATTCAAAGTTTTGCGGAGGTAAATTATTCTTTCTTTGAGTAATTAATTTAGATTGCTCAGTATTTTGCTGACTTATTCTATCGCTCTTTGCTTGCTCTTTGTCGCTTTCTCTTTGAGATAATTGAGCTTGAGTCATACCCTGCAATTGCAGGTTATAATTAAACTCTTGCTGCATTAACTGTGCTTTTAATTGAGCTTCCGCTTTTTGTTTTTCTATTTCAAAAGCAACGTCTGCTTGCCTGTACTGCATCTTAGCTTGTGTCTCAGCTTGTATTTTTTGCATAGCTACCTGTGCTGCAAGTTCTTGAGATTTCAATTGTTGCTGCGTAATCATAGCTTGCTTTTGCATTTCCATTTGCTGATCTTGCTCTTGCTTGGCTTTACGTTTTACTTTAAGTAATTGATTTGCAAGTTTAAGATTTCTAATCTCACGTATATCAATAGCGTCTTCTAGGTTTATATCTCCTTTTGATAATGCCATTTGAATATTTTGCTCAAGCATAGCTTTTTGCTCTTCATCTGGCGACATCTCGATAAAAATTCCAAAGTCATATATATATAACTCAGATATATCTCCAAGTATACTAACATTGTATTTACCAATTTTATTAATAAAGTCATCTTTAAAGTCTGCGTATTCTAAAATATCCGCTACCCTGTAAGTTAGCGCTTCAGCTAACGTTCTATATATGTAAAGACTTCCATCTAATATATGACGAGTAGCGGTATTAGAACTTAATGCTGCTAATTTTTGTACACCCACTAGAGCATCAGAGTTAGCTCCACTACCATCTCTCGCTTCATTTAAGCCTGTTACAGCTCGAATCATATCTAAATAGTGATTTAGGTTCCCAATTAACATAGACGCTTTAGAAGCTCCTGAATTGCTTGTTAGTTGCTGTATAGGAATTTTACCTTGATTGTAATCTCCTTCTTGCGTATAACTTCTACCAATAACCGAACCTGTTTGAAAATATAAACGAAGGGCATCTTCTGGATTATATGCTGCTCCCGTACCCAAGTCAACCTCATTTAAACCATCGGCGTCAATATATACACCATCAGGTACAGTTCGTGATATAACTTGTTGTAATTTTAAATGTGTCATCTGAATCAAATCAGCATACGGAATCATTCTTCTAACTAGAGACTCAATAACCCCTTTATACATTCTAGGTGCTACAGCTACATAATTAGGTATTGCGTGTTGAGATGCAGACTTAGGTCTTACCATGTTCTTAGCAAGCTCCCATTTTAAAATTATGTTTGTACCCATAACCATTACTCCATCATACCAAACATCAATTGTCTTTTCTACCTTTTCAAAATTGTTTTCTTCCATCATCTCATCAGGTGGATTAAAACCATCATCTTTTTCAATCATACTCAAATTACCGTTCTCTTTGACTTTTTTCTTATAAACCATCTTCTTAGTTGTTTTATAATTAAAGTACATCAACGTACAAGTATCACGATAGAAAATATCGTTTTCGTAAAACTGAGCTGTATTAAAATAATTATACCAGCTTTGAGAATATTTAGATATTTTATCTAAATCATCATTTGTAAGGGTAGGGTCAATCTTCATTAACTCAGCAATAGGAACCGTTTTAATTTCACCCCAGTAAAAACAATCTTTAAAGTGAGGGTCTTCTGTATAACTATAAACTACATTAGCTGGGTCTACATAAGCTACTTTAACTCCAGAGCCAGGAAGAAATTCATGTTTTGCCACAGCCATACCAGTTACCATCATATCGTAATCTAATCGTTTACGAATATCTACATAATGGTTCTCAGCAAACATTGTATCAATTGCTTCTTCTTCAGCAATCTCTATAGCTGGTTTATAATTTAAATTCATATAAAGAGATAACTCTTCATCACTTGCAGGCAACTCATCTGGATTCATTATAAATGGATCAAAGCCTGTATTTTTTTGAACTATTTCAAGAACATCTTTAGCAGCCATTTGACCTTCAATCATTTCTTGATACTTACTTCTTTTAGATTGTGACAATGCATCTTGAGCATACGCTTTCACTTTAAACAGCCTATCTGACATTCCGTTCACAACTATATCCACAAACTTTGGTATAATTGGAACTGGAGTCCAGTCAAGATTTAAGTAAGACAAATCTCCGTCTACTGCTAATTCATTTTTATATTTTGCAATTGATTGTTCGCCTCTTGCATATAGACGTAGTCTGTTAAAGTCCCTCCACTGACTATAGTATCGGCATCCGTTAGAATCTTTACGAAACCATTCATATTGAATAGCTTGTCCTATTTGTAACCCAAACTCATCAGTCGCTTTCTCAGCATCAGATACAAATTGACTAGGGAATCCTACTGATGAAATGTTTATGTTTACCTCTTTCATCTAATTAATTCACTTAATGTTCCTTTGTTATTATATGTTGCAAAGTTAAGACTTATTTTTGACTCTTTTTTCTGCGGTAGATATACATGCTTTTGGTTTGCCATAATAGCTAAACCTGAGCTAATACTAGCATCGAACTTAGTTCTAGCGCTTATATCAAACCTAGCCCAATCTTCTAATGTTCTAGTAAAATACATACTACCCATTTGGTCTCCAGCTCTATAACCACCATCTAGATCTAAACCTACATACTTTTCGATGTGTGACTCTATAGCGGCAGCATGAGACTGTTTAATATCCTCAGAGGTATTCGGTATACCCCCTAGTTCTTTTTCTGTCTTAGATAGTTTAGTGTAATGTTTGTCAGGCCTGTTCATACTAAACCCTCTGTACCCTCTGTTTTTAAAGTGATAGAGTAGCCTAGGCTTGTTATTCTCAACCAATATAGGCATCCCATAAAACACACATGCCATCAATACTTCTTCAAAAAATATTTCTGCCGTCTGTGGTCTAGCAACATATTCTAAAAAAAACTCATTGCTTGGAGCTTCTTCCATATTATATTTAGTTAAACCATGTAGCGCTCCATTAGAACCTCCCCCTCCAACAGTTCCAGATATATCATACGAGTCACAGCCAAATGCTCCGATATGTTCATTTGATGGAAAGAACACTCCGTGTTTAGAAAACTTAGCATTGTTTAATCCTTTCTTGGGAGTCCAGGACACTTTGAATCGTCCTCTTGAATCTGGCGTCCATATAACCTCTGAGTCTTTGATTCCGTCTTTCCAGTAAAACCTACCTCTTGTAACGTGATGCTCCATGATTAATGAATCATTGTAATCTATCTGCTGATATATCTTAGTTAAGTTAAACAGCGATGACTTGCTTTCGTCTCTAAATGCGTGCGACTCGGTTCTAGGAAACTGTCTGTAGAATTCATTCAGTGCATCCGCATCTTTTTTTAATGACTCTACCTCTGCTTCCCAATAATCTATTGCTCCGTTTGTAATCCACTCATCATCTACCCCTCTAATTTTTTTCTCAGGCTTTCTAAACACAGGCATACCAAACCTATCTATAAACCCTTCCATGTTCCACTCCATAGGAATAAATAAATTATACAGTCCTGATTTAGTCTGACCATTTGCATTACGAGTTTTTAAATCTGAATCCTCAAACAAACGCTTAAAGTTCTCACCACCTTTACTAAGCGCATTTGAAGTAGACCCCATCATACACTTACCTATTATCTTACTACCAAGTCTTAAACAAGTTTTAGTAACACGCCAGTTGTTTTGAATGTTGTTTGGCTTAAGCCACTTACCTGATTCATCATGCACTAAAAGTAAAAGTTTCTCACCATCATACGAGTTGTCGTCCGTATTCTTCCAGTCAATTGTTGTGTCTAAGCCTTCCATCTCATCATCCATGACCTCGTGCATATTTTTCTTTGTAATCTTTGTAGCAGGAATTCTAAACGCTAATTCTGTTTTAGGTTTATCCATACCATCCTGAATAGGTTTGAAAAAAAACGGAAGTCTGTTAGCTATTGGAACCACTTTATCTGTAAACATTTTCTTCGCATCAGATCCAGTCTTAGATAATATACCAACTCTTGAATCTCTAGCTAGAGTTCCTGTGTTTACACATTCAGATGACCCCATAAAAGAAAACCCTGAACGTCTAATCTTAAGATAATCCATACCAAAACACCTCTTGTCAGCCTTACAAGCTTCCCAGTATATAAAAAAGATTCTATTAGCTTCTCTAAAGTCTGGATAGCCTACATCAATACTTGTCCATTGTAAATAAACATAATGAGAACCTGTAATATAAGTAGGTTTACCATTATTATAAAACCAATACCCTAGCTCTCTTCTGTCAAACTCAGCCTCTATATAATCAACCCATTTGTTTTTAAATGCAGAAGGTCTTTCGTTCCACTGGAATATAGAATTTATACGAGCTAAATCTCTAGGCAACTCTTCACGCTCCCAATATTGATCTTTTTTTTCTTTACCTCTTTTACTTACTTCTTTAGGCTCTGGTGGAATACCGATAACCAAACCATTAATGCTAATAATTTTTCCTATTCGACCTGTTTTAGATATAATAACTAAATCATATTTTTCATTGTACCCATAGAGCCACGTCTTGCTTGTATTCTTTTTTTTAAATACACCAGATGGAATATAATTACTTAACTCTTGATATAGTTTATTTTGACCTTCGTTCTGCAAACCCTTGTTTTGTATTTGTTTTATCTACGTGTCCTCCAGAGTTTATTACCTCTTCCTCTGAATCTATTTTATTTAGTATCTCAAACGCATCAAATATAGCAAGCTTCTTAGTTGCTGCTGCGTTCTTTAATCTATCTGCCGCCAACTCATCATCTGGGTCAGGTTTTATAATATCTTCTTTCGCTACCTTTATTAGTTGCTCTACAGCTCTACGCCCTGCGTGTATGATTTCTTTTTTTAATTCATCTGAGTTCATAATACCATGGTTATTTGGTGGTCATACATTCTATAAAGTTTTTCATCATCTACCATAAACTCATATTCACTCTCTGGTTTAAATGATATCTTGTCTCCTTTGTTTACCCCTTTAGATAATAAATACTTATTAGGATATTTCATATAACCAATCAACGGCTCTTCCTCTCCTCGCTTCATTATAATTGAATCTTCTTTTGCCGCAGGCTTCACAAAACAATACCTGTCATGACAATGCCACTGTCCATCTTGTTTGTACATAAAGAACTGGTCGTTCTCTATAAAGAACAGGTTGTCTTTAAAATAACTTTTACCACTCTGCCTTCTCCCCTTCATGTCATTGTAAAACTTAAATACGTTGTGATGTACTAGCAGTGTATCACCTACCCTTATATCACCAGTGTACCCTAACGGAGTAGCCTCAACTATTCCTTCTCGGTTAGAAGCTTTATGATTCTCCTCTGATGTACTTGTGATGAGTTCAATACCACTTACATTTTTTGTATTGTTATATCGCTTATCATCTACTGGCTTAACGATAAAATAAAAAGGTGACCTCATTAAAAGTTTATATTATATTCTATTGATACAGGCATGTTGACATTGAACTCTTTCCATAAAAGTATTTCATCTTTATGTTGAATCCAAATTTTAAAACCTTTAGATTCTTGGTCGAACTGTATTAAGTGTATAATGTAATTCTTTCCTAATACTTCCTGCCCTACTATATAGTGCATCGCTCCTGATTTATAATCAGCGCCTATTGATACTTTTCTTATATCCATTTGATTAAATTTGATTAATACAAAGATATAAATTATTTACCTGCCTTGACCTCTGTATTTTTTTTGGTAATACTTAGATGATTTTACCTTAGAAGATTTTGTTTTTGCGTGTACCCCTGGCCTACGAGTCTTTGGTTTTTCGTAGCGCAGACCGGACATTGATTGTGCCATTTAATTAGATTTATTATTTATTTTTTCAAACGTTCTCATACCACCTAGTCCTAACATACCGATAAGCACGGTCATAAGATGTTCCATCTGAAGAGCAGGTGGCGCTGTTTCTACGCCCATATACCACACTAGCATATCTCTTATTATAAAATTATATGCAAGGGCTATACCACACACCCAGCCTATGAATGGTCTCCATCCAGCCACAAAGATTGTTCTGTGCTTTGCCTCCATCTCATTGATAGCTGTTTGCATCTCTATAAGTTTTTGTGGATCTATTTCTTTTCCCTTAATAAGCTGTCTTATCTCTAGACCTAAGCCATCAACTCCTGAGTCACTAAATCCTAATAATTTTTTTAAAAGCTTAAGCATACGTCCAGATTACGTTTTTTGTTTTTATTGGGTCAGCATCTACATGAATAAATGTATCTGCGATTCCTATTCTATTAAAGCCTACATTAAGCAAAGCTTCTAGTATTACATATCTTGTGCTGTTTGACGCTACATGTATGTCAGCTGCAAACCCTCTTAGGTGTGATGAGTTCTCTGAGCCACCCACTTTCTTGTTATGTTTAGGTGTTCTAAATCCTGAATTAATTCTGAATGGTGTTCCAGCAGCCTCACGTGCGCTGTCTAACATACGTAAAAAAGATTCATCCATGTTACTTCCACTGTCAGTAGAGTCAGGAGAATCAAATTCTGCATGTGTAAAGTATTTCACTTTTTCTTTATCAGTTGAACAATTTTAATGATCGTATACACTAAGGTAGCAAGAAACAATAAACTTTGCAACCCTTGGTTGATTTCCGCTATACTAACTACTAAAACAGTAATACCAAGTACCGTAGGTTCAAAATCTAAATTCATGTTATTCTGTGTCATCATTATTAAGTTCAACTAAATCCCAATTTTGAGTTTCCTCATTCCAGTTATATAGGTTATCATCCTCTGGCATTGGCGTTGGGGATTGCCAATCAAAGTTATCGTCTAAAGACCAACTTGGGTAGGGCTTAGGTGCAACAAAGACATCACTGTCTGAGTCGTAGGTATAGCCTGTTCCAGCAAACTGTTTTCTTATATTATGATTGTAAGAAGTTTGCACCCAGTTCGTATGACCAAAGAGCGTAGAACAAAACTCTACACCTTTAGCTTCGTTTTCGTTTCCGCTTGTGTCTAACAGTTCATTGTTGTGTACAACAATAACTTTAGTTACTATATTGTTTTCGTCAAGTTCTGCAAAATGTGCCATACTATATTTTTTACAAAGTTAATTAAATTTTATTTATGAGTGAACATATGTTCCACTACCCGTAAATGTTAATACTGTTTCAGTTCCTACAGTTGTTACAGTTGGTGAACCAGTTGTTGTTCCCGAGTATTCAGAAGTAATCAATCTTAAAATTACTTTTCCTGAACCACCAGCTCCACCTACACCAGTGTTATCTCCAGATGCTCCACCTCCACCTCCGGTGTTAACGGTTGCCGCTATACCTGTAGTGTTGTATGCTCCTCCAGCTCCTCCACCACCAGTACCACCTGCCCCTCCAGGGCCAGTATATCCAACTCCAGTACCTCCAGTACCACCTCCACCACCACCGTAGCTGACTGCTGTTCCTGTTATACTTACTATTGCTCCGTTACCACCTGCTCCTGGTCCGCTTCCGCTTGCTTCACCACCTATAGCTCCAGTACCACCTCCACCACCACCGGTGTATGGATGTGAAGCTGCCATTCCATTACCTCCAGCAAATCCTTCGCCAGCTGTTCCCGCAGCTCCTGTTGAGCCTCCACTACCAGAACCACTACCTCCACCACTACCACCTGTAAGAGGTGAGTTGTTATTAGAACCTCCTCCTCCTCCTCCTACAGTATTCACTGTAGCATTTCCAGAGATCGTAGTTGCTGTTCCATTAGTACCTGCGTTTTGGTAAACTGTAGTTTCTGCACCACCACCACCAATAGTAATTGTATATGTTCCGCTTGATAAAGTTAAAGGTGTTTCTCCAGCTCCTCCACCACCACTAGCATACCAAGAACTTCTAAGTCCACCAGAACCTCCACCACCACCGTTAGACCCTCCAGATGCTCCACCAGCTAAAACCATGTAGTTCATTGTGCCGGCTGCTGTGCTTGGGTTGTGTACATAACTACCACTTGCTAAATATTGTAATATTGTTTCTGAACCAATTGCAGATATTGTTGGGCTTCCTGAAGTAGTACCAGAAAAATCAGATGTATTCATTCTAAGAACAACTATCCCTGAACCACCAGCTCCTCCTCGGGAAATTGCTGAGTCTCCAGCAGAACCACCACCACCACCACCGGTGTTAGCTGTTCCTGCGTTTCCATTACCTTGAGGTCCAGGACCACCACTAGCACCTCCACCAGCTCCCCCTGAACCAGGGTCGGCAGATGCGTCAGACGAATATCCTCCACCACCTCCACCTGCGTATGTTACATTAGAGCCTGTAATTGCAACAGTTAATCCATTTCCACCATCTCCACTAAATGATGAGTCACCATTATCTCCTACTTGAGAAGCACCTCCACCACCTCCAACATAATAAGGAGCGCCTTCTGAACCATCTCCCCCAGCGAATCCTTGTCCCGTAGTTCCAGAACCTTTTGCAGCAGCTGAATAAATAGAACCTCCACCTCCAGAACCCCCGCTTAAAGCTGTTACTGTCCATCCTGCACCAGCTCCACCACCAATAGAAGTAACTGTGTCTAACGTAGAGTTTGACCCGTTGTTACCCTGGCCACCCGCACCAGTACTTGCCGCTGTTTCTGCACCACCGGCTCCCACTGTTATTGTGTAAGTTCCAGATGCTAATGTTATATTTGATTCAACTGCTGCTCCACCACCAGATGCTGTTCCATAAGTAGTTCTAAGGCCTCCAGCTCCTCCTCCTCCTCCATACCTAGACCCTCCTGAAGCTCCACCAGCTACAGTTAGGTATCCCATCTGTCCAGAAGGTATAGGATATTGCGCTGGGTTTGCTTTAAAAGCCATGTAGAAAACTCCAGTACTCGTATTAAACCAATTTGTAGGATAAAAACCATCACTCATAATTTCAACTCCACCTGTAGATACTGAAAGTTGTTGAGTATTGTTGTTGGGTTCTAAATATTTTTTAATTAAATCACCTCCGTTAGGACCTGTAACACCTTCTGACATTGTAGAATCTTGTATGTACCAATCACCTCCCCCTATATATTTAAATATTAAAAAGTCAGGTTGGAATCCTGTTGTGATTTTTGTAGACGCATTAGATGTATAACTTCCAGATTTACTATATCCTGGTATATCACTAAAACAATAAGCTATGTAATCAAAATTATTACTACTTGTAAAAGCGCTAATAGTTGTGCTTGTAGACCTTGTAGACCATGCTGCCCCACCTGCTTGTGCTGCTGCTGTAGTATTTAAATTTAAATAATTGTAAGAACCGCCTATTATATCTGTTTCAAAAAACCAATCTTGTGAACCGTCTAATCTTTTGTAAATAATAATTGAAGGTGCTACTGAAAGGCCGTGACCTACAAACTGTGATGCAGAACCATTTGTTGTCCATTTAACTATACTAAATCCAGCGGCTTGATTTGCGCTAACTAGAGATTGTATTGTTCCGTCTGTGTTTATGGTTGGAATGGAATTAGCTTTCCAGTTCCAGGCTACAAAGGTTTGGCCACTTGCATTACCTGATCCATCATTACCTAACGTAAACCCATCAGAATCAAAAGAACTTAAATAATTACTACTTGTAAATTCTAAATCACTCGAATTAGGAAATACATATTTTAATGGACCTCTTACAGTATCAGCCATATTATGATTGTCAGCAAAACTTTTACTTTTTAACCAAACCATAGAAGGAGAAAATCCTAATCCTGTTATAGATTGTGTACCACCATTACCTGAGTAATTTTTAATTGCAAAACTATCCGGTAAAGCTGGCGCAGCTGAAGCGTCAGAAGCAAAGGCTATGTAGATATAAGATGAACCATTTTCATTTAAATCTCCATTGTTAGTTGTTAATTCAAACCCATTAGTTAAAAAATTAATATTTAAACTTGTTGAAGTAAGGTCTGCACTATTTAAATTAGCTGACAATATTGTATTTCTTGGGTTTGTTGTATTTCTTTTATTATCCCAAATGTTCCACCACCCAGAACTATTAGTTCTTTTGATCATTAAAAATGCAGGTTCAAATCCAGTAGATATAACATTGCTTGAACTATTACCTGTGTATGTGCCAATCTTTGAAAAGGAATCAATACTTTTAAAACAATATGCGACAAAATTAGCTGTACCTACTATAACAGAACCTGCTTTCATTGTAAAAACAGAACTTGTAGGATTAGTATTATCCCAAAAATTTGTTGATGTTCCTGCTGCATCAGCAGTATCTAATCTCAAATATTTATCAGCACCTAAATCTCTTACATAAGTTACCCAACCTCCAGTAGATAAACTTTTTATAATATATAAATCTATTTCTGCATTTAGCCCGTGACCAACAGTAAATACACCACTTG